CTGCCGGACGCTGGTCATCGACACCGCAGACTGGGCGGAAGCTATGTGCATTGACGCTGTCTGCAGGAAATACAACCAGCCCGGGATTGAAGCCTTCGGCTACGGCAAGGGATACAGCTACCTGGCGGAGGAGTTCTCCCGCATGCTGCTGGCCTGCAACGAGGTGATTCTCTCAGGCAAAAACGTGGTGCTCACCGCGCATGCCAAGATGCGGAAACAGGAGCTACCGGACGAGCAGGGCGCCTTTGACAGATGGGAGCTGAAGCTGTCGAAGCAGACCGCCCCGCTGCTGAAGGAATGGGCGGACGCCCTGCTGTTCCTGAACTACAAGACCTTTGTGGTCACGACGGACGCGAACACCCGCAAGGCGCAGGGCGGGAAGCGGGTGATCTACACCAGCCATCATCCCTGCTGGGACGCGAAAAACCGCCACAATCTGCCGGAGGAGATGGAGCTGGCTTACGCCAGCATCGCGCCGATTTTTGAGACCGGCACTACAGAGCCAGTCACCCAACCGAAGACAAGCGCGGCAACGGGGGAGCGTATTGCGGGGACCGCCGAAGCTAACGAACCGTACCAGGAGAACTGTCCCCGTGTCAGGTTTTCTGACAGAAGAACCGTCCCCGTGTCAGGTTTTTAAGGAGGTAAATGAATATGGCTATGGATCCGAATGTAATGGGCTGGGACGACGTCCTGGAGAACGACGGACAGGAGTTTATTACCCTTCCTGAGGGGGATTACACCTTTACCGTGACATCTTTTGAGCGCGGGCAGTTTCCCGGAGGAAAGAAGCTTCCGCCCTGCCCGAAGGCGACGGTCACCCTGAACATCGACAACGACAAGGGCCTGGCTGTCTGCAGGGAAGACTTCTTCCTCTACCGCACGGTGGAGTGGCGCATGGCTGCCTTCTTCCGGGCGATCGGCCAGAAGAAGCACGGGGAAAAGGCACGGATGGACTGGAACAAGGTTGTCGGCGCCCGGGGCAAGGCTCGATTCAAGATCCGGGAGTACACGAAGGACGGCGAGACCCGTCAGGTCAACGAGGTGGACCGATTCTACGACTACGACCCTTCCTACGCGATGACGCCCGTGAAGGCGGACGACCTGCCCTGGGACAACGGAGGGGTCTGAGGGGGAATGAAAGATGGCCATGACGCTCAGACCCTACCAGGCTGAGGCGAAGGACGCCATCCTGCGGGAATGGGAGCAGGGCCGGAAGCGCACGCTTCTGGTCCTGCCCACGGGCTGCGGGAAGACGGTCGTGTTTTCCAAGGTGGCGGAGGACCGCGTGAACCGCGGCGGGAGAGTGCTGGTTATGGCGCACCGCGGCGAGCTGCTGGACCAGGCCGCGGACAAGATCCGGCAGGCAACCGGTTTTGAATGCGCCTATGAAAAGGCAGGCGCGTCCGCCCTTGGAAGCATGTTTCCGATCACCGTCGGCTCCGTGCAGTCCCTCTGCCAGGAACGGCGCCTCAGCCGGTTTCCCCCGGATTATTACTCTTCGATCATCGTGGACGAGGCACATCACTGCCTGTCCGATTCCTACCAGCGGGTGCTGGATCACTTTGCCGGCGCGGACGTGCTGGGCGTGACCGCGACGGCCGACCGGGGCGACAAGAAAAACCTGGGAAACTTTTTCGACTCCCTGGCTTATGAATACACCATGACGCAGGCAATCCGGGAAGGGTATCTGTGTCCGATCCGGGCTCAGATGATTCCCCTGAAGCTGGACATCAGCGGCGTCGGGCTCTCGAACGGCGATTACAACGCCGGCGAGATCGGCATCGCTTTGGAGCCTTACCTGCGCCAGATCGCCCATGAGATTGCTGAAAATTACGCTGACCGAAAGACCGTGGTTTTCCTGCCGCTCATACGTATTTCGCAGGCTTTCTGTGATCTGCTGAATGAGATGGGCGTTCCTGCCGCCGAGGTGAACGGGAACAGCGCTGACCGGGCTGAAATCCTGCGGGACTTTGAAAACGGCCGGTACTCTGTGCTCTGCAACAGCATGCTGCTGACGGAGGGATGGGACTGCCCGAGCGTGGACTGCGTGGTCATGCTCAGGCCCACCAAAGTGCGCAGCCTGTATCAGCAGGCGGTCGGCAGGGGCACGCGGCTGTTTCCCGGGAAAACAGAGCTGCTGATTCTGGACTTCCTGTGGCTGACGGAGCGGCACGACCTGTGCCGGCCCTCCGTCCTGTTTTCGAAGGACGCGAACATCGCAGAGCGGATCGACCGGCAGGTCATGGATAACGCTGAATCCGTGGACATCCTGGAGGCGGAGGAAACCGCGGAACGGGACGCGATGGCGGAACGCGAACAGGCGCTGGCGGAACAGCTGGCAATCATGCGGAACCGGAACCGGAAGCTGGTGGATCCGCTGCAGTACGCAATGTCCATCGCGGCGGAGGATCTGGCGAACTATGAACCGACCTTCGCCTGGGAAATGGGCCCGCCGACCCAGCGGCAGCTGCAGTTTCTCGCGCAGCGGGGCATCTTCGCCGACAGCGTGGAGAACATGGGCAAGGCCAGCCTGCTGATTGACCGGCTGATCAGGCGGCAGGAGGAGGGGCTTTCGACGCCCAGGCAGATCCGCTGTCTGGAACGGTTTGGGTTCCGGCAGGTGGGCACCTGGACTTTTGATCAGGCAAGCAAAATGATTTCAAGGCTTGCAGACAACCGCTGGCACATTCCCTTCGGGATGAATGTCAGCGCCTATACACCGTAACAGGAGGACAAGAGAATGAACAATATCATATCCGCTTTGAATTACCTGAACTGCGCCGAGCTGGACCACGCCGGATGGATCGCCGTGGGCATGGCGCTGAAGAACGAGGGCTACGACGTGAGCGTATGGGACGAGTGGAGCGCGAAGGACCCTGCCCGGTACCATCCCGGGGAATGCGCCCGGCGGTGGAATTCCTTCCGCGGCAGCAGCACGCCAGTGACCGGGGCGACCATCGTCAAGATGGCGCAGGATCGCGGCTGGGTGCCCTTCGCCGGCGCCGACGGCGTGATGGACTGGGACGACGTGCTGGAATACGACGGGGAGGAGAGCGAACCGGACCCCGCGGTGACCGCCCGGAAGAGCACGGAGGACCTGATTTTATATCTGCAGACGCTGTTTGAACCGGACGACTACGTGGGGTATGTGACCAGCGACGCCTGGCAGACGGACGACGGGAAATGGGTGCCCGGGAGGGGCGTTTACTACCGCACCGCCGGAGAGCTGATTACTTCCCTGCACCGGTATCCGGACGACCTGGGGGCGACGGTTGGGGACTGGAAGCCCGAGGCGGGCGGCTGGATCCGATTCAACGCGCTGGACGGGGAAGGCGTGCGGAATGAGAACGTGACGGGATTCAAGTTTGCGCTGGTGGAATCGGACTCGATGCCCGTGGATGAGCAGATCGCCATGTACCGGAAGCTGGAGCTGCCGATCGCGGCACTGGTGCACAGCGGGCGCAAGAGCGTGCACGCGATCGTGCGCGTGGACGCGGACAGCTTTGAGGAATACCGCAAGCGGGTGACCTTCCTGTACGACTTTCTGGCCGGGCACGGCGTGAAGGTTGACACCCAGAACCGGAATCCCAGCAGGCTTTCCCGGATGCCGGGGGTGACCCGGGGCGGTCAGGTTCAGAAGCTGCTGGGCGTGAACATCGGACGAAAAAGCTGGGTGGACTGGCTGGACTATGTGGAGGGCGTGACGGACGAGCTGCCCGGGATGGTGCTGCTGTCCGATTTTGCGGACAATCCGCCTGCACCGCCGGAGGAACTGATCGCGGGCGTGCTGCGGAGGGGACACAAGATGCTGATCTCCGGGAGCAGCAAGGCCGGAAAAAGCTTCCTGCTGATGGAACTGTGCATCTCGCTGGCTGAAGGCCGGAAATGGCTTGGGTTTCAATGCAAGCAGGGGAAGGTGCTGTATGTGAACCTGGAGATCGATCCCGCTTCCTGCGTGAACCGGTTTCTGAAGATCTATCAGGCGCTGGGCGAGGAGCCGAAGCACATGAAGGACATCATCATCTGGAACCTGCGCGGACACGCGGTGCCGCTGGACCAGCTGGTGCCGAAGCTGATAAGGCGGGTGCGGGATATGCACCTGGACGCGATCATCATCGACCCGATTTACAAGGTGATCACGGGGGATGAGAATTCGGCTTCCGACATGGCGGCCTTCTGCAATCAGTTTGACAAGATCTGCAATGAGACGGGCTGCTCGACCATTTACTGCCACCATCATTCGAAGGGCGCTCAGGGGATGAAGCGGCCTATGGACCGGGCGAGCGGCAGCGGCGTGTTTGCCCGGGATCCGGACGCACAGCTGGATATGATCGAGCTGGAGCTGACGGACGACATACAGAACTGGGTGGCTGAACGCGGGGCTACAGCCTGGCGGCTGGAAGGCAGCCTGCGGGAATTCGAAAACTTCAAGCCGGTGGA